CTTTAGGAGTTATTTTTTCATTTTTCGTTTTGAAAAAAATATGATGTAATTGCTCGTAAATCGTTCTATTTTGCGTGTTTTGGTCTATTCCTTGTTATTATCCTAGAAATTATCTAAAATGCAATACAAGCCAAACTATGAGCTTACTGGGGTATTATATAGCAAAGTGTATCTAATCAACAACCAAACAAAAAACCACTCGTTTGAGTGGCATGTAATTGAAGAGTTATGACCTCACTTTCTATTTAATCAAATTTTGTTCGTTAATAGTTTCAATTGCTTTTTTAACTTGTTCAGGTTTCCCAGTTATAACTAATTTTATCGTATCTTTGCTTTCAGCGTTCTTTTTACCTACTTTAAACAAGAACAAACTGTACAAGATGAATGACACAATATAAACAATATAAACCATTTACACCTCTTCCATATCTTCATCAATTTCATCAAGTTCTTTGTGCATAGTGTTATATTCTTCTTTGCTTAGTTTACCCTCCTCTAGTAAATCGTTCAAATCTTCATTAATTGCTTTACGTGCTTCAATTCGTTCAGATTTTGATAACATACTATTTACAAAAGTATAAAGCACTAACATGTCTTTTTCTCGTCTTTGTAATTCCATTTTTTACACCTCTTTCATTTCTTCAATCGTTTCCTCTACTGTTTTATGCAAATCGTAGTAAAACACTCCTGTGTAATGTTCATCTTGTTCTTTTGTCCAAGTTTTGTAATTTGTTTTGTCCATGATTTCGTTGACCATTTCAGAGTGTTCATTTAAGTTGGTAACAAGAATTTCAAGAGCTTTTCTTGACACTTTATGAAATTTTGATGTAAACTCGTACGCTTTAGCAATCTCTTGAAGCATACTGAACAAGTCCATATATTGAGCTTTAGCATAAGCAGGTACTTTACTTTCATCTGTTGGAAAATGTTCATCTACTTTTTCATCATGTAATTTCAAAGTGTTGTTAAGCAATTCAATTTGGTTTTTAAGTTTCATTTTTTGTTTCCTCTTTCTTTCTTACGCTTGCATTCCTGTTAATTTGTTCAAGTATTTTGTTTTACGGTCTATATGGTATTCTAAGTTGTTTCCCCAACGTGTTTGTAACGAAAGTTTTAGACATTCAATGATGTAACTTTTAAGCGTTCCGTTTCTGTTGACATCATCTAAAGTGTAGAAGTATTTTCCTTGTGTTCCCTCACTTGCATTGTATTCATTAAGTTCAAAGATTTCATTTTCGGCAAATGCTTCAAGTTCTTCTTTTTTCAAGTTATTAAAACCGCTAGAGAATCGGATAAAGTTCAATGTTTTGTCATTAATCATAGTAGTTACCTCTTAATTTTATAATATTTGTGTTGTCTGTGATTGTATTGGCATAAATATAATGCTCATCGCTCAAGAGTTGTACAGCCCTGTATAAGCTATTTTCTGTTTCTTCGGTACAAATTACCATAAGTTCTACTTCAAGCGTCCTAAACGACTGATAAATGCTTGCATTGTTGCTTACTTGACTAACAATAGGGTGTATTTCAGCAAACATCACTCCCATTGGTTCTCTTTCATAGTCCAAACTAACGGTAAAACCTAACTCTTCAAGAAACTCTTTGATGTCTATCTTTTTATTTTGTAAGTTAATCATTTATTCCCCTTTGTAAGTATCTAACAACCATTTAACACGATTAGAAAACCACTCTTTGCGTCCTTTGCTACTGAAATATTCAAAATTTTGGACGTTTTGATTTTTTATGAAGTGGAATAATTCAGTTTCATCAAAACATAATGTTGAATTATTAAAGACAAAATCAAGCATTTCAGAAATTTTATCAGCTAGATTGGCTTTTTCAGCAAACTTTTCAGCCTTACGAACCTTAGGACTATTGGCTTCGGTACTACGAACCAAACGCAAGAAATAAGACTGTTCAGCTAGCATGTTTAACTTCCCTAGCGTGTTAATAATAATCATGTCAGCTATTTCACGGTTAATCACTTCGTCTTTTTCAAAGTTTAGACCGTATTTTTTGTTTGTGTTACGTTGGTAATTGTTGATGTGTTGTTTTACCTCTAGCATGTCATGGATAACTTCCAAAGTGATAATTGGTGCATTTTTTAAAAAAGTGAGTTTTTCTTTACTGGTCATAGTTTGTATGTATTCCTTTCAATTAATTCCATTAAGTTAGTAAAATCAACGGCAAACAGAGGGGGAACAAGTTCTCTCACAAGTTCCTTTGCTTCCTCTACTCGTCCTTGTAGACTTAATTTGTCTACTTCATCTAGTATCATTTCATAGTCATATCCCATTTCTGAACTCCTTTAGAATGGCAATTGTTCATCAGGGATATCAACAGGAGTATTACCACCGAACAAGTCAACCGTATTTGGAGCCATTCCTCCATGTGGGTCGTCATATACGTTACCACGGTTATCACGGTTTAGGTTAAATTCTGGTGTAACTTTAGCAAATGAAGCGTTGTAGTAAGTCTTATCCCCTTTTGTTTCGGCTTTAATTTGGTCAATGTATACAGTTACGATATCGCCATAATTTACGCTATCAGGTAACCAAATACCTCCAATATAATGCTCAAATGGATATGCTTTAAATGACAGAACTTTTTTAGTTCCTTTTGATGTTTCAACTTCTTTTGTGTTAATTTCGTTTACTTTCAAAGTTTCGATAATTTTCATTTTTTGTTTCCCTCTCTTTATTTGATAGTTTAATTATAACGTGTTTATTTTCTTTTGTCAAGCATTAAGCATTCATGTTTACTTTTCCTTGTTTGCAAAGTTCGTTTGCACGGTCGCTTGACATCTCTTTATTTGCTACCATTTTTTTCAAGTCGCTTAGTTTGTATTGATAACTTGCTTTAGGTACTGCTTTAGGACGTTGTGCATTGTTTTGACCTTTATTAGTAGAGTCAGCGTCTTTTGTATCATCTAATTTCAACGCTTGACCATAAGCATATTTGCTTGCGTATGATTGACTAGCACCTGTCGCTTGTGCCTTATCCATTCCTTTCTTATTGATGTCAATAACTGCCCAACCGTCACCGCTTGCGATGTCGTTAAGGTTATCAGGGTCAAAAATATCAATGTGAACATGTAGGGCTAGTTCGCCATTCATTTCAATCATTTGCGTGTACGCTTTTTCCATTAGTCCATACTGTAATAACAGAGGTTTCAAAGCCGTTTGAATATCTTCGTTGTTTCTGAAATTATACTTACCAAAACTATTGTATTGACTTTTAGGTACTTTAATTTCATTGATTAGTTTTAGAACTTTGCTTTCCATTATAGGCTAACTCCTTTGTTAACGTGTTTTTTATACATTTTCCACAACCATTTGAAGAAACCGCGGATATATCTTCCAAGTTCTTCAGCTACGTTTTCAACGGCTTTAAATACAAGCCAAACAAATAGAATTGTTAAAAGTAAAGTCAACATTTTTTTATTCCTCCTTAACTGTATAACTAATTATACCGTGTTTGCTTTCTTTTGTCAATTACTAAGCCATTAAAGTTCTGTTTCACTTGTTTTACATTTTTGACAATCACAATGATGTGAAGCCATTTCATTAATTAAAGTGATGTCGCCCTCATTGTCTAGTAATACAGTATCAACGCTTAAAAATTCACTTGGAAATTCCATAAATACGTCCCCTGTTTTATCTTCTACTTGTTCAAGTTTTTCAATTAGTTGTTTAATTGTTAAAGCCATTATTTAATACCTCCGATTATGTTTAAATTTCTTTGCATTGGTTGCGTGTTTCATCATCTAGTTCTGTAACGTTTGAAAAGATGATATCTTCATCTTCGTCTATAAAAACTAAGTCAACACTTAAAAAACTATCAACTGTTTCAAAAAATACACTTTTGTTTTTGTTTTCTACTTTTTCAAGTTTTTCAATCAATTCTTTTACCGTCAATTCCATTATTTAATACCTCCAATGTATTCATGTATTTGTTTTAATTGTTCTTTGCTATCTTTCCATGTATATTTTCCTTTCCTGCCTGTTTTTGTTTTCTTTTCAGTAGGTGGGAAACCCTTTGCATTAAAGTATTGTCTTGCATATTCAAAAAATGTTAGAGCATTAGTATAATTGTGTTCGCCTAGCATTTTATGGTATTGTAAGCTAGTTTCACGCCATTTATTGAAGTCGTTCCAATTCAGAATCATAATTTACCTCTTTCACAAACCAACCATTTAAAGGCTTGTCTTTATTCAGCCATAAATCTAAATAAGCAACTGTGATATTAAAATAGTTTGCTAACTGTTCTTTAGTATGAAACCACATAAATGTTTGTCTATTAAAAGCCACGTATTTCATCATTTTCTTTCATTTCCTTTCTTCTTCTAATTTCTTCTAGTTCTGCTTTTCTTCCTTTAAACTCTTCAAAGATTGATTTTTGAAGTGCTACCCAGTTCTCTGCTTCAGACCGTTCAAAACCCATTTTAACCGCCATGTTAATATAATCGTTATATTTGCCCATGTCTTTCTCAAACGGTTCATTAGGCTTCTTTCCTGCCCTTACAGAGTATTTTAAAGCGTTTGTTAAAGCAAAACCTTGCCCAGTTGTAAAGTTATACTGCCAAAATTTTAAGTCCCATTCAGAACCCCAAATCAAAAACTCTTCTAATTGAATACCGTACTTATTTGCGTAATAATCTTGTGCCATTTATTTAACCTCAAAAATCTTTCTATTTTCTTCATCAAATACAATTACCATTGCAATTCTTGGGTATGTTTCCATATCCTCTTTTATACATTCTACTGCACTTCGTAAGTCTTTCATTTCATAAAGCCAATCTTTTGAACCGTCATCTAATATGTATTTCACTTTAATCATTTTTGTTTCCTCTCTTAACTTGATGACTTAATTATACCGAACTTTTTTAACTATGTCAATTACAATTATATTTCATTTCTATATAATCTTTGTAACATTCTTCTGAACAGAACAATTTTTTAGCATTGCATTGTTTGCCACAGGTTTTACATTCCCCACCCTCTGCGATAAAATGAACGTTTTGAACTCCCCACTCATCACACCAAAATTCTAATGTATTGTTTGCCTGTTGTTCTTCCATGCCTAGATTGTCGACCATATATTTAAAACATAAAGATAACTTAGATTCAAACTTGCTTAAATGTTCTTGCATGAAGTCATATACTTCTGTTACATCAGCTTTTGACCTTCTAAACTCCTCTAATTGTTCTAGGTCTGTCAATCGTGGCGGATACTCTCTTTTTGTTCCGTCATCATAATAATAAACTACTTTTTCAATTGCCATTATTTGATACCTCTTTCTTTGATTTTGTTTGCTACCACTTTGTAGTACATTCTTGTTTCATTGATAAACGTATCATCTACTTTACTTTCTTTTTGACGTTTTCCTTTTTCTTCTAGGCTATTTAATAACTTAACAAGACCTTTTGCACTAAAGTTTTCAATGAAGCGTGTTACTTCTTCTTTTTTGTCTGCTTTAATGCCTGTTAAACGCTCATAGAGAACGATTAAGACTTCTAGCATAGAAATATCTTCCATTTGTTTATAATAGCTATGAACGCTATTTAGAAGCCCTAGAAGCATATCTTTTTCAACATCTGTTACTGGTTCTTTTTGTTGAAGTCTTACAACTATTTTATTAAGTGTTTCAAGTGCAATTTTCATTTTTTTATTCCCTCTCTTAACTTGATGACTTAATTGTACAAAAGAAAAACCGCAATGTCAAAGACAAAGCGATTAATCGTTGATTTCTTTTAGTTTTCCGTTTTGTTTCAATACTGTTAAAAGACTTTCGGCTTCGTTTTTTGTTTCCTCGTATTCTTCCCCCTCTTTTTGTTCTTCTTCTAATATCTCTTTAGGTTTGTTTCCTGTGGGATCTATAATTTGAAATTGTTCCCCTACGTAACCAAGGCAAACTTCCTTGTCGTAAGCATAGTTACGAGCTTCAACAGTTAAAATTGAATATTTGCTATTCTTTCCCATTTTAGGGCTAAGACATAAACAGAACTCAAACCATGCACCAATTGCCGAACTCCCTAAAGCGTGCGTGCTACGAACTCTAAAACTCTTTTCCTCAAGAGATTGGTTGTTCGTATCTTTTCGAGCATGTGCAATCAAAAGGAATGTTACATCATTTAAAAGCAACTTCAATCGTGTTATGTTGTTCAGAACGTCATTCATACTTGACATGTCATTTAGAGTGTTGCGGTCTGTCAGCATGTCCTTTAAATTATCCAAAATAACAAACTTGATATTATTGTCTTTGATGAATTTATAAAGTCCATTCATGTGGTTTGTGTTGTCTAGCTTAAAAACTCCCCCTGTGATGAAATGCAAATTATCAGGAACATCACTATAAGCCTTTAATCGTTGATGTAAAACAAAGTCAGTATCTTCATTGTCAATTATAAGCACGTTCGCTTTTTTAGTTTTAAAATAGCCAAAGGGGACACCTTTAGCTACACTTAAAGCCATTTGTAACGTGGTAGAACTTTTAAAAGACTTCTGTGGTGCAATGGTTAGACCTGCCTGTCCTCGTGGTATTAAGTGTTCTATCAGCCATTCATTACCACCTTTAAAATCTTCTTTTTCTTGTAACTCCTTAGCAGTTATAACACGTTTAAACAAGTCCTGCATTTTAATCAACCCCTTTTACTTTATAGTCAATGAAGATGATATTTTTATCACGTAAGGGTGTAAAATAAGTTTTAAATTCATAGTCAGGGTAAATATTTTTTAATCTAACTAGCCAATACTTAGCGCGTTGAACCATTTCTTCCCAGTCTTTAGCTTCAAAAATATCTTTGTTAATTGCTTTGATGTCGTCTTTAATTGTCATTTGAAAAACCTCCATAGTGTAATAATAAGACCGATTATAAGTAAAAAGTCAACTATAAAAACCAATGATAAAATTATAGTAACAAAAACTGCTAAAATTGTCAATCTTTGTAGCCTCCTTTTATTAAATCAACCAAACCTAGAATAAAGCAACCTAAGCAACATAAGAACCAAACACCGAACAAAGAATGGTCCACGCTTGCTACAATTCCAAACATTGCTGACATTATCCAATAAACGATGAACATATTTAAATACCTCTTTCTTTTTATCTATGCTTTAATTATAGCTGAAATAATATTACAATTCAAGTTATAAAATATTTCTTTTTAGTTACCTTGCTAAAGGGTATAGTTATCCACGCAAACGCAAGTTTTTATCCCCCCCTCTTGAACTAATTAATATGTCAGCGCTAGTAACTCAATTAGTCCTCACGTCAATTAGGCTATGACGAACACCCAAACACAACGACTTAACAGGAAGCAGGGGGAATGCCACTCTTGCAATGGTTTGATACTTCCTTGCTGTGTTTTGCCTAATTCATTACTCACGCCTTATTCAGTACGGTTTTCATATACTCACTTTCTAAGACATCAGACAAGTCTTAGACGTATTCAATTTTTTATATATTTATTATAACATACGTTTTTTGAAAATCAAGTAAAAAAATCAGGGTCCAAAACACAAGAACGGCTCAACCGTGGGAATAGTCAGGAATATATTATTTTTTGGTTACAAATTATTTAATCAAATTGTAAACTATCTAAATCTTTTGTTGGTATAATAAAAGTTATAACTAAAAATGGGTATGCTATAATAATACCATAATCAATGAGGGAGGTAAAAAGCATGGCAGAAAAAAACATCTATTTTGTTAATGATGAAGTAGAACTGAAACAAGTGTTAGAGTTTATTTCTAAAACTGACTACGGTGTCAACGTTGACAAATCTAATGAAGATGTTTACGCAGTCGTGACTTCTTATAGCCTCCCTATTTAAGAGGATAGAAATGAAAAAAATTTTAGCTATTGACTTTAGTACAGCCAGTAAGAAAGACGAGGGAACAGGGTACGCCTTTAGAAAAGACGGTAAACTTTTCGTTGGTTCCATTAAAGCATACAACGCAAAAAAGAACGCTTGGGAACGTACATTTGACATTGTAAACGCAATTAAAGATATTATAGATGAATTTGACTTAAAAGACTATCATATGGCTATTGAAACGCCTATCGTGGGTAGAAATAGAAAGCACAGCATTACATTAGCTAATTGTAACGGTTATTTTATCGGTGCTATTGACGGTCTAGTAAATGGCTATACTTTTATTGATAACTCTAAATGGTGTAGCTATCATTTAATTTCAGGCAAACGAGAACAACGAAAAGAAGAAAGTTTGGAACTTTTAAAACAGACTGGACTTGTTCCGCTTGATTGCAAAGATGACAACATGGCAGACGCTTATAACATCTTGACATATTGCGAACACTTGGGTTAATTGTTCCCTTATAAAAAAACAATAATCAAAAATGGAGGTGGTAATATCAAAATATCTCAAAACGGTTTGAACTTGATTAAAGAGTTCGAGGGTTGTCGCTTGACTGCTTATAAACCAGTACCGTGGGAAAAAATGTACACTATCGGTTGGGGTCACTACGGTGTCACAGCAGGTACAACTTGGACACAATCGCAAGCTGATAGTCAGTTAGAAATTGATTTGAATAATGAGTATGCACCTATGGTTGACGCTTATGTAAAAGGCAAAGCAAATCAAAATGAGTTTGACGCTTTGGTTTCATTGGCTTATAATTGTGGTAATGTTTTCGTTGCTGACGGTTGGGCAGAGTTCAGTCATTCTTACGTAGCTTCAATGATTCCGAAGTATCGTAATGCAGGCGGTCAAGTTTTACAAGGTTTAGTAAGACGCAGACAGGCAGAACTTGACTTATTTAATAAACCAGTTACTGGAACTTCAAACCAAAATAATCAAACAGGAGGAATGATAAAAATGTACCTTATTCAAGGACTAGACAATTCAGGCAAAGTTAAACATTGGTATGTTTCTGACGGTGTAAGTGTTCGCCACATTCGCACAATGCGTATGTTGGAAAACTATCAAAACAAATGGGCTAAACTTAACTTGCCAGTTGATACAATGTTTATTACAGAAATTGAAAAAGAGTTCGGACGCAAGATTGACATGGATTCAGGAGAAGTAAAATAGGAGGAGTAGATGAGCTTATTTAATCTATCACGTAAAGCTGAAGATGTGAGCTTTTCAACTTTCACGGTCCAAGACCCTACAACTGATTTGTTACTAGGTAAGTTATTGGGCTTAGTTTCCTATTTTGATAATGTTGATTATTCTGAAGCGTCCAAACTTGAGGACTTATTCTTTTGGGCTTTACAAGGTCAAGAAGTATATCGTGTTTGGTATGGTGGTTTCAAATATTACGCTCAAAGAGTGAACGCAGACCAGTTTAACATTTTAGTTAGAGAACCGAACCGCAGACAAGTCACTATTAGAACAAATGACTATGAAATGCTGTTAAACCCTTTTTATGGTGCTAGTCCTCAACGGTTTGGCGTAATGTTTGGAATGGCTAGTAACGGTATTGGTAGACGTCTTGATTCTCAAGCTCAAATCAAAATCTATTGGAAAACTAAAGTTTCTAGCGGTTTGAAAGAAGTTTGGGGCAGAATTCGTGAACGTCTAACACAACAGCAACAACTTGCAAGAGAGTTCAACGGTGTGTCCGTTATTGGTGAAGATGACGATATCAAACAGATTCAGCCAGATTACAGCGGTTCGCTACAAAATGACGCAAATCTTGCAATCGAGGTTGCTTTGAGTGAGTACGGTATGCCAAGAGAATTGCTTTATGGACAAAGTAATGAAGTTACTATTATCGCTTTCGCAATTCAAAAAGTGTTACCACTATTAAAACAACACGATAAGAACATCGTTTTCAACCAAGAAAACTTTGTCGCTTATATATCAACAACAGCCAAGGGAGGAAATATTGAAAGTAAAAGCAGTTCGAGGGATAGCGAACCCACTGGGGACAATTGATTCTCACGGTACGGTTATTGAGTCCATTGCTAACGCAGGGGACGGAGTAGATATCCTAAACCGCCATAGAGAAAAAATTGGTTCAGGGTTTGTTCATCTTGAGGGGGATAATGTAATCTTGACAGGTTACGTTGACGAAGAACAATACACGGCTGAAAAGATTGAGGAAACAGGCTTGTCAGTTGGTTTTAATGCTAACGGTGTAAAAGCTCGTGAAATTGACGGAGTAGGCTATTATAAAGACGTTACAATTACGGAGGTGTCACTAACTCCGTTACCAAGTAACAAAGGTGCTAAAGTGACAAAAGTACGAGAAGAAGAAAAAGGAGAACAAAAACAAATGGGTGCAAACGAAACACAAGAAATCATGAAGCAAGCAATCGAAGCGGGTGTAAAAGTTCGAGAACTTGAAGCTCAAGTAGAAGAACTTAACAAAGAACGTGAAAAACTCAAAAAGGAACGTGAAGCTAAGATTCCTAGCGAAAAACCTCAAGACGTAGAGCGTAAATTTATGCGTGAACTTGGGGACAAAATGCTAGAAATGCCAGAACAAGGTTTCTTGCGTGAATTTTCTAATGGTGCAGATTTGAACGTTGTCAACTCTCTTGGGTCTATCACTTCAAAATATGCTCGTAAGTCAGGTATCTATGACGGTGCTATGAAAGCACGCTTCCAAGGTTTGACACTTGCAGAGGACGGTGTAGATGATACTTTCTTACAAGGTACTTTCAAAGCAGGCACAGACAAGAACAAAGCTCAAACGGCTACTAAACGCTCACTACGTCCACAAATGGCAGAAGCATACCTACAAATGGACAAAGCAACTGTTCGAGGTGTAAATGATTCAGGTGCGTTATCTGAATATGTAATGTCTGAAATGGTAAACCGTGTTATTCAAAAAGTGGAATACAACATGATTCTTGGTTCTGCTGACGGTTCTAACGGTTTCTATGGTTTGAAAACTGCCACAGACGGTTGGACAAAACAAATTGAATACACAGACTTGTTTGAGGGAATTACTGACGCAGTTGCTGAATGCTCAATTTCTAACGCAATCACAATCGTTATGAGTCCACAAACTTTTGCAGAGTTGCGTAAAGCTAAAGGAACAGACGGACACTCACGATTCAACGAGTTGGCGACAAAAGCTCAAATCGCTCAATCGTTTGGGGCAGTTAATCTTGAAACACGTGTCTGGATGCCTAAAGACGAAGTAGCGGTATACAATCACGACGAGTACGTACTTATCGGAGATTTGAACATGGAAAACTACAACGACTTTGACCTACGTTATAACGTGGAACAATGGCTTTCTGAAACTCTTGTTGGTGGTTCTATCCGTGGTAAAAACCGTTCAGCATACCTAAAAAAAAAGGGTAGTTTAGGTGTCTAAATAAGAAAGGGAGTGAATAATGGCTGAATTTAATATTACAGACCGTTATGCTCAACAAATCGAGAATGTGATAAACGGGGGGGAGATTGGCGACATGTTCCCTCTCTTGTCACGTATCCCTAAAGTTGGGGCAGATTTGTTGCAGTCGGTCAATCTAACAGGCTTTCCTGAAGCTAAAGAACAAGGGCAAACTGGTAGCGTGTTAGATGTAAATGAAACAAGTTATAAAATCTTAACGCCACGAGGTTTTGGTTTTGGTATTAATCTTTCTGATTCAGGGAATTTAACTGCTGACGGTGTACAAAGTGCATTGAATACAGTACTATATACTTTATATCAAACTATAGAAAGTCATTTAATTTGGGGAGGAGTTCATAGCTCAATTGCTTCAAGTTCAATTGTTGGGGCTATCAAACAGAAAGCAAGTGCCGATAAGTTTTCACAGTCAGGCGATGATGTTCTTCTTGTAAAAGAAAATGATTTCACACCAGTTGTTAATGGAGTAACTAAAATTGAAACTTTGAGCTTTAAGTACTATAATGACGGAGGGGATAATACTTTTGACAAGGTGCTTATTAACCCTTACAAGGGCATTTTAGCAGGCGACTTGGTACCAGAGTTTAAAGTAACTAAAGATGTTCGTTATAATAAAGTACAAGTATACGGTACTGTTTTAGTTTGTGGTGGTTTCCTCAAAGACGGTGCTATTAAAACTTGGAAAACAGCAGTAGGAGGATAAAAAATAAATGGCATATACATCAAAAAATGAATTGACACACGGTCTAGGGTATCGGGAAGTATTAACAGACCTTACACGGTCAAAAGCAGGCATTCCAATCGCAGGACTGCGAGCAGTTGAAACAGAGAACAACCAAGAAAACACAAACTTCTATGCAGGGTTTAACGCCCCTTATCGTACCATTGCAGGGTCTAAAAACACACAGATTACAGTTAAGTCTTATGACTTGCCGGACGATTTTGCAACTCACGCTTTAGGGTTTGGGAGACTTCAAAACTTCTTGTTTGACGATGTAGCTAGTTATAAACCTTATGGTTTCGCTTACGCAGAGCGTTACCGTGACGATGACGGAACAGGTTACAAAGCAACATTCTATCCAAGTGTTCAAGCTACCACACCAAGCGACACGGCTGAAGCAGACGAAGAAAGTCCAACTGGTAAAGAATACGAACACACGGCAACTGTAACGACTGGAGATTTTACACTAGCGGGCAAGAAACGCCTGTTCGTAAAATTCAAAGTGTCCGATAAAGACTTGGCAACTGGTACAAGTGGACCGGCACTTGCTTTCAAAAAGTTGTTTACAGACCTTAAACCGCTCACAACTACTGACATTAAGGCGTAATTTTTAAGAGTGGAGGGCTTGGAATTAATAGTTCCCACTCTTTTATTTTAATTTATAAGGAGATACACAGATGAAGAAAGAAGATTTTAAATTTGATTTTAAAGCATTAGAACGTATGGAAGACAACGGAATTTATTTTGGAGATTTGAACGAACGTGATTATCACAGTTTGGCATTATTCTTTTGGGCTTGTGCTCCACAGTATACATTAGATGAAATTCTAGGTGCTTTAATTGGTGGTTTGTTACCTGTTACAGTTGCCGAACTTATGGAACAACTGGTAGACGAAACAAAAAAAGCTCTAGCACTAGCAAAGAAGAAATAAGGGAAGATGCAAGAATAACAACACTTGCAATTGTTAGTGCTATGACAGCTTTTAGAGTTCCCTATGAAGTATACAGCCATAGACCTTTAGCGTGGACACTAAAACTAATTTCAGCGTTGACACCTAAAGAGAAGAAGAAAACAACCGCAGAAGAATTAAACAAAGCGGAACATGTGGAGGTAAAATTATGGCAACCACCAAGCAAATCACAGGACTAGAAAAGTTCACAGAGCAACAGCTTAAAAAAGTTTGGTTAGAAATGGCAGATGCTTTTAACTCTAATCAGAACACAGTAAAACGTAGTTATAAAAGTTCGTTAGGTGGCGACTTTTCAGGATATCGTGCAAAGTTTGATACTAGTAAAATTACTAAACAAGTTACTAGGTCATACGGTTCGCTTAAAAGTGGAAACATTGGTATTATAAACGGTTTTAAAGACAAGGAAGAAAGTTGGAGAATGCTCAATGTCTTGCTTCATGACCGCCACTTACACCAAAGATATGGACAAACGCTAGTTAAAGCTACTCACGAAATGGACGATAAAACTAAAACTATTAAGCGTAAATTAAGGAGTATAACAAACAATGGCTAAAGAAAAATATGTCATTCAGGCAGAACTGAACACTAAGGGCGTTTTAAGTAGCGCTAGGGAAGCACAGAGAGAAATTAATAATATTGGTCGCCTAGCTAAAGAAACGAACAAGAACGCTCAAATAACAGGTTCTGTGACTATGAAAGACAAAGGTATTAAAGAAACACAAAGAGCTTTAAATCTTGCTAAACAGAACGTAGATAATTTAACAAAGGCACTTGCAAACGCAAAGATGTCAGGTGCTACACAAAAACAAGTACAGGCATTAGAAAGCCAGTTAGTTAAAGCACAAACGCAAGCGACTAGATTAAGCACAGAACTTTCAAAGATTGGTTCAAGTAAGGGGTTCAGTTTATCAGGTGCTTTTGATAGTGTTAAAAGTTACGGTTCAAATATGCTATCTACTTTCTCAAAAATTGGGAATGTTGTTAGTGGTGTTTCGGCAGCGATTGGGCTTGTTACTGGTGGAATTTCAAAGGCTACTGACTTGGTTGGTGGTTTTGCTAACAACTTGATGACTACTTATGACCGTCAAATTCAAGCACAAAAGAGCTTATCAGCTACTTTGTCAGACGGTGCAGAGGGTTACAAACGTTTCAATTCATACATTGATTCAGGTAGTGAACTTCTAAAATCACAACGTAATGACCTGAACGAGTTAGGGTCTACCATTTCAGGTTATACTAGTCTAACAGGCGACCAAGCATTTAAAATTGTTAATTCAATTAATGCCGTAGGGGATAGCCTAGGTTTATCAATGGACACACAGAAGCAATTTTCTTATGGTTTGGCTCAAGCATTAGGTTCAGGAGTTTTGCACGCTCAAGACTTCAACCAAATCATGCAATCGGCTTTGGGTGCACAGTTCCGTGATATGTTGATTCAAGCATATAACGAAATTAACCATACTAGCATAGGTATGGGAGAATTCAAACAAGCTATGGAAAATGGGGCAATTGGTACAGATGTAATGAACCGAGCTTTAGAACTGTTCCAACAGAAAGGGAGTGAATTAGTTGCTTCTGGTCCTAGCACATGGGGTCAAATTAGAGAAATGATTTCTAACGGTTTCAATACAAGTGCTTTGGACGGTTTCCGTAAAGGGTTAGGCGATACAGGGATTGACATGGGTAACCTAGGAAACAACGCCACAACAATGGCAAGCACTATCGGTAGTCAGTTAGGTCAAATGGCAGGTAAAGCAGTTGGTGCATTGACACAAATCATTGACAAGAACCATGACGGTAAAGTGTCACAAGATGAAATGAAAGACGCAGTTAATGACGCAAAGCAAGCAGTCAACAACTTCTTTAACAAAATCAATTATACTTCTATCGGTAGTTTCTTAGGTAAAGTTAGTTCAGCCGTTAGTTCATTAAGAGATTTGTATAACTGGGCAAATAACGCTTATAGTGCCGTCCAAAGTGCTTTGAACCTTTCACGTAGCGTTGGGGGTAATACTGGTTTACTTGGTAAAGCATTAGGGTTTAGAAGTAACAGTACATGGGGAGATATCTTTAGTGATTTTCATTGGCTAAGAAGTAATATTGACCCTCTTGGAATTAAAGAACCCACCTCACTAGGTCAAAAATTCTAGGTTCATGAAATGGACAGTTACCATTAGACTTGCAATTCTTTGCAGGTGGTAGAGAAGCAATCAACAGAGCCGTGAATGCGGTACAACCTTATGCACGAGCAACTAAAGGAACAACGGCAACACCAAGCATTGGAACACAAGACAACTCACAACAAGACATCAAAATCTATGTACAATCTAGTGCAGACGGTCGTAGAATTGCGAACGAAATTTATAACAAACTAGAAAGAAATGGGGTAAAACTAAACAAGCGTTGATTTATACTAAAAGTAAGCTATACAATGACCCTAGGTGGATAAAAAAGGCACGTGAAGAAAAGAACAGGGTAGGACATTGTGAGAAGTGTTGGAGTACAGATCACTTAATTTG